TTCAACTACGATAGCAACACAATTACTTTGCTCACCTACAAACTCTTCACCCAATATTAAATTATAAGTGTTATCCTCATTAAAGAAAAATTCAACCTGAGGTATAATTGGATTCTCGGTAGCACTGGTTGTTTCAAAAACTCCTAAGATTTTAGTGACATCTGGATAATTTAGTGAAATTTCTTCATCGTGAACTCTGGTTCCATATGGATAATTGCCAAAAGTTAGTCCATCATTAATTGTTGTTTGTCCAACACCGGAATAATTATATTTTGATTTATCGACAACAATACTATTAACTCTATTTTTAGTTTTTATTTTTGCAGTAACATTAAGTTTTTTAATTGTATATGTTAATATTGCGGTTCCGCTTGCTACTGATAGTCCATTAAGTTTTAAACTTTGACTTCCAAGAGTAATTACGAATTGATCTGCTCTTAAAGGTTCTGTGTTTCCATTTTGATATACTAAAGCATATCTTTCTTCATCATAGGGTAAAAATCTTTCATCATCTGCTAAAACAATGGTGGCAGAAGAATTATTGGTAATATTAATAGTTTTTTGTCTTCTAATAGCAATTTCAGATTTTTCTAAATTTGTTGAAGCAATTTTATCGTGAGGGAAAACTGTATATAATGTATTATCAGTTGACGTTTGTAATGATGATGTTAAGATTTTAAAGTCAAAAACATTCAAAGATAGTGATGAAGAGAAAGTATCGTTGCAAATTCCATTTACAGGAGTAACTTTAGTAATATTTAAAGTTTTTTCACCAACACTTACAATTTTACCGTATGTTAATTCTTCTTCTCCTGGAGTTGAAAAAGAAACTATATCATCAACTTTAGCAATCTTATTAAAATCAATATCTGAACGAGTTACCGTGCTAATACCAGCAGTATATGGAGAAATAGTTACTGGTCCAACAAATTGTTTTACTTTTTGAACTACGTCTGCGCTAAATGTTGTTCCAGCACCGACAGCGCCATAAATTGATTTAAAATCATCAACATCGTATGACTTAATAGATGTAATGATTCTATTATTTTGAATTCTATCAAAACTTAATCTTTCTCCTTTTAAAAATTTGCCGTTTACATTGTATGCGGTTAAAATTCCAGAGTTAGAAACTGTTTGAGTTAAAAATGCAGTGGCTCCACTAGAACTTCCTTTAATATAAGTTGGAGTCTGTAAACTAATTGGACCATTTAAAGTGATTTCAGTGTATGGTTGAACATCAAATAATGTTATATCCCACTCATTTGTGTTTTCATTTACTGGATTATATGAACCGGACTCTAATGCAAAGTCATAAACTCTAGCAATACCAATTTCTTTACCTGCTGCGGCATTACTATTAGTTCCGACTCTTTCAGATCTAAGACTTAATGTATAATTTGTTGAAATTCCAAGTAATGGGGTTCCATGAACTCTATTTAAGGTAAGAGTAGAACCAGTTTTATATACTAAACTTTGATTTACTAAAGTTTTAGTAACTCTTGGTTTTGGAAAATCAATAAAAGATGGATTTGGAACATCAACCTCAAATCCTCTAATATATGCCTTACCTGGGGATATCTTATAAACACCTAAAGACTCATTAGCAATCTGATTACCATATGTAGATTGCCCCTCTTTAAATATGCCTTTATTTCCTTTTAAATTATCTAATGACTCATTGACAGTGACTGTAAATGGAGTTACATAATAATCACCAGATTCATCATAGGTTCTTCTGGCAAATTCATTTGCTAATTCATTATATTCTGATTTATTAACTACTTTATCTGGAATACCATTTCTAATTTTAACAAGTTCTACATATCCCTCATCTTGATTCTCATCAATAGCATATTTTGCTAATTTAACCTTAATTGAAAATCTATCCGCACCTGGAGCGGCATAGTTGGAGAATCCTTGAGAATTGTCTGACAGACTTTCATCATCATCAAAGGTTACAACATCTTCAAATATTTTTAACCCAACACTATAATTAACATTATTTGATAATGGATCTAAAATTATAGTCTCTTCATCAACATTTACAAAATATCCTCTGATAAAATATACACCAGATGCAATGTGAAGTGATGCACCTGTTACAGAAGCATTTTGTGTTATTGCTCTACAAACACCTTGTCCCGCTTGAATGCTTGTAACTCCACCGGATACAAAAGGTATTGATTCTTCGGTTAATAAGATTTCACCGTCGTTAAATTCTCTAATATTTTTTACATTAGAATCTCTATATGCAACGTAAATAATCGTATTTTTAGTTGGAGACTCATTTGCGGGAATAATCTTCTCAATTCTTGCTTTTACTTTAGAATCCTGCCCTACAATATATTTGCCAATAAGACTACCTAAGTAAGAATCTACAGATAAACCAAGGTAATTTGGTTCAACTTGTATTCCTTCATAGTAATTATCATATACTATACTGCCACCTAAAACTGGGGAACCTTCTTTAAATATATGACTACCAAACTTCTCAATTTGATTTTGAAGAATTGACTGTAAAGTTGTTAATTCTCTTGCCTGAACTGGATATCCAGGTTTGAATAAGACTTTATAGTAATTCTTTTTGTCATCAAAATCATCAAAATAAGGAGTTACATTAAGATTGGTTTCTTGTGGCATGATAGATTAGAATTGCAAAATAACTTTGATATCTTCTTTCTGATTTGGAGACCTAGTAATAGAAGGTCTATTGTCAACGTATATAATGTTTCCAGTGTATTTTTTTACTTCTGGTTTGGACAATCCATTATTGAAATTCTGCCCTAAGTAAAGTGTACCATTATTTATGGTAGTAGATATACCACTAAATGTACTGTCTATTTCAATAGAATTCGTATTCACAATAATATTTCCTTCAGCAAATTCATTTTGAGAAATACCATACGGAGCACTTGTTTGAATTCCAGCAGTCGTATACCCATAAAGAGATCTATCTTGCCAGTACTTTAAAACTCCGGTTTCATTATCATAAGAAACTACTTTTCCTACAGCTGTTCCAACACCAGATATTTGTTGTGTAAAAATTGAATTTGATGGAATAACTGCTGAACTTGCTCCGGGTTCTTTCAATTTCAAAGCATAAACAGCACTAGCTTTTTCTTTATTTAAAACAGAACTGGAATCAAAAGCTTCTGGATTTTCTATTATTCCTATTCTTGATACTTTATTTCCAACAATAAAATCTGGATCTCCAATATCATTTTCAATTCTGGAGTAAAGTAGTACGTTTGTTGATCCCAATTCACGGTATATATTTGCTCCATGACCACCTTTTGGTGGAATGATAACTTCAAATTCTGGAGAATCTGCTAAAAATAGTTCGGTATCACTTAAATCAACTGTTCCAAATGTATATCCAGAACCTCCGTTAGAAACAAATATTCTATCAACTTTGTTATCGTTACCAATAACTAGTGTTGCTGTAGCATCACGACCATCTCCTCTGATTGGTATATTCGTATAAAGACCGGGAGATCCTAAATTATTTCCTCTATTAATAACATTAATAATTTTTAACTGACCACTAGATTCTGCATTTAATCTTATTGAGGCATATTCTTGACTTGAACTCCAATTTTTAGGAACTGGGATAAAATTGGTGCTGTCAAATTTAACAATATCACTGGGTTTAATAGTATAAAGATATTTCCAAATATATCCATCACCACTTGTTCCTGCTGCTCTTGGTTCTAAATCTGTAAAAGTTGGTTCATCGAGTGATGGTTTTCCATCTGGAGTTTCTGGAGTTGTACCGTTCTGTAGACAAATATAAACTCTATAATCACTATTAACTACAAAATAATTAGCGGAGTATAAAGATGTGCCACTTGAATTTTTTGGAATATTTGTAATGCTATAATCGTGACGATAGTAATCGTAAGTAATTCCAGAGGACCATGAAGTTTTTTTAACTACTTGTTTAACATCGCTTGAAGTAATTTTTTTCAAAGCAATCATTGTGTCCCAGTAGTCATTTTCTGAATTGAAATTATCTACCGGATTTGGTGGCGTTGTGTTCCAATCAGATTGAATATTGTTTGGATTTGGAAGTCCCACAAAAGCATAATAAGAATTTGTTGAGGTAGAAACTGCTCCAACAAAATTCTTGGCATTTAATATTCTAATCTGATCAGTTATAATAGCAGCCATTTTGAGTTTTTTATTTATTTATGAACTGTAATTTTGGTATTTGAGAGATTTATTTCTCTTCACAATTGGACCTGTTTTAATTCCAACAACTCCATTTGTTGTAATAGCATTATATGATTGAAGTTTATTCCTATCTGAAAGAAGAAGTCTTCCCCAACTATACTCTCCATAGAAACTACTATATCCAAGACCAGGTATTGTCAGACCGTTAAAGTTAGAAACACTTACAGTGACTCTGGTTACAACTGTTACACCAAGACCAATAGCACCAGTGGTTGCAATACCAACGCTTGCAACTCTGTAAATATTGTCTAAGAATGTAGTACCAACACCAACAACACTGTTATTTGAATCCAGAGAAGTTACTCCATTGCCAACATTAGAATTGAATACCACGAAATAATATCCAGTATTAATTCCACTTCTTGTTGTAAACGAGGTAACATCAGCATTTCTTAAGGAAGAATTTTGTGGAATAACTAGGTCAAAAACAATTCCTGTTACTGCAGCACCTACGGAAGTGGTTGCAATACCAGTAATAATTCCAAAATCTCCTTCATAGGAAACAACAGTGTTTTCTTCAGTTTTAAACGTAGGTGGTCCAATCAATACAACTGGTGGATTTGTATCTGTATATCCAACACCAGGAGTGGTTATTGTTACACTAGAAACTGTTCCTCCAGCAGAAATTGTAGAAGTAGCAAGAGCTCTTGCGGTTGAACCAAATCCGACTGGATTTTGTACGTTTACTTCTGGAGAAGTTGAATAACCAACACCTCCCGTAGATATAACAATTGAAGATATAGTTCCAGCGGCTGAAACCACTGCAGTGGCAGCAGCGGATACTTTTTCAGCATAATCAACAATTACAACTTCTTTTTGGAAGTCAACAGAAACTGCATTTTCATTTGTTTGATTGAAGAAAGGTCTAATATTATCTACAAAAACAACCGTAGATCCAACACCAACAGATTGAATTAAGTATGATGATGGGAAAATCAGAGGTTCATAGAGTTCACGTTTTTTACTAACAACTTCTCCATTAATGATTCTATCCTCTATCTGCCTGCACCAAGTAATTGGTCTATAAAGTTCATTATTTTCAGATAATCCTGGACCATAATAAACGTTTGTATCAACAGAGTTTGATGAAGTTACCTCTCTTACAGTTCTTTCACTTTGTTGTAAGAACTTTTGTTGTCCTAAAGCAACATCATAACCAATGGTTAAATCATCTCCAGCTTTTATTGTGTCAATAACTTCTCTATCAATAACATCAGATCCACCAGTTCCTTTGTAGAAAATAAATTTGAGAGTGTCTCCAGATTTTGGAGCTTCTTTAAATGTTATACTACTTCCACCAGTAAAAGTATATGATTCATCTGGAACTTGTAAAATATCATTGATAAAGATTAAAAGTGTATCTTGAACTGTTATGGACGATCCAGGTTTTGCCTGAATCGATAGTCTGTTTCCATTTAGACTGATTGGGAAAGTCTTTCGAGTTCCATTAAACAGATTTGAGAAATCATCCAAAACTTGAAGTTGACCTATTGACCATCCAAAGAATTCATCTTTATCAACATCTTGAATTGTGAGTTGGAACTCTTTAAAGTTTGGATCCGATGTTGTTGGAATTCCTGTTAATCCTCCAATTGGAACGGTTAGAATTTGACCAGCGCCATAACCATATCCAGTGTTTATGATTTCAAAATCAATTACACTAGATCCTTGTCCAACCACAATATTAACTTTTGCTTGAGCACCGCTTCCAGTTGCTGATACTGAACTGTATTGTAGTGGAATATTAGTATATGATAGTGGTGCATCAATTACTACATATGGTGGATTAGTTCTAGTGTATCCAATTCCAGGATTGGTAACTGCAATACTTACAATGTGACCATTGCTGACAACTGCGGTTCCAATAAATTCAATATTTGGTGTTTCTCTTGAAGAAAGCGCAACGCCTACACGAACCGTTTGAACGCCAACTCTGTATCCAGAACCACTATTTCCAATACTAATCGAGGATATAGTTCCAGCAGCGGAAACAACTGCTGTGCCACCAGCACCAATAAGTGGTTGATAACCAAATCCTTCTGTAGATCCAACAGAAACAATTACTCCTCCAACAGGAACGTTTGCATTATTTGGATCGTAGGAGACTGAACTTGCAGTTCCTGTGAAACTAATTGTAGTAATTCCACTTGCTTCATTTAACGTATAATCATAAGTGAGACCAGGACCTTGAAATATGCCGTTAATTAAAATAACTGCATTATTTGTTGCAACACCAATTATGTTAGAGCTATCAGAAGTTAATCTAAAGTTTTTATCTTGACCAGTAAAATTCTGAGATATATCATCAAAAATATAATTTTTAGTATAAGTTTCTTGAGTGCTATTCTGAACTCCAGAACGAGTGAAGACTCTTCCATTGAAACTAGATGATGTTGTTATACCAATCCAATCTCTAAATTGTGGAGGATCTGTAATTGAACCAATAGGATTGTTTCCATATGGTGCTTCAATAAAGTTAATCATATTATCGATGATATTATAATTTCCTTTAATTTTTGTAACTTTTGCTCCTGTTGAATGTCCAACCAAAGTCGTTCCAAGCCACGCTCTAGTTAATTTAATTGCATTGGTGCTTCCAATTCCAACACCAAGAACTTTCATAATTTCATTATCAATTTGAATGTAGTCCGCACCAAAGAAAGAAGTTATTCCGCTAAAGTATGCTATATCCTCTGTGACTAATAACTCTCTAGAAAGTGTTGTCGTAACTGAAGTACCTACAATTGGAGATTGTATTGCATTATCAATCGAAACTAAAACTTTTTTATTTTGATTTTTTGCAGTAATACTATGAGAAGTTCCAATTCCAACTGAAGTAAAATCTAAAGCGACTGGAATTCTCTTAAGAGCGTTTTCTGCTGTTGATGCAAGTTGAATCTTATTGTCACTAATTTTAATTACATAAACAGATGGTGGCAGTTTGTCTGTTAAACCAATTCCAGTTATTGAAGTAGTTGCAATTCCAATACAATTTGTACTTACACCTGTTTGTGGTGCATAACTCACCTCTTCGCCACTGACAAAGAAATGATTTGGAATAATTATAGTATCAGCAGAAATATCAACGATATTTGAATCTGTACCATCAAATACACGTTTGAATATTGGATATGTCTTATGAGTAAGATTGAAATCTCTCTTAATTGATACTTGAGTACCAGTATAAATGGAGAACATGCTGTCAAGAGAAGCATTATTAAAATCTATAAATTCTTCTCCACTTGGATTTTCTTCTATGCTCAGAGCATGAATTAAAGTTTTTACTTTTACATTAATACCACTATTTGGTGTAAAAGTTAATTCAGTAATATCGCCAGTTCTTCTTCCACTAAACGTTCCTAAACTAGATGAAGTTTCTACATTTCCATATTCTGTCATATAAACTTCATTATTATCATCAATCATTAATATTTCAGAAATCTGATATTCACCGTTTGTAGTGTCAGAAACTTGTGCTAAACAATACGCTGCATCGTATGAATTAACATAACTTGCAACACCAACCGCAGTTGGTGATCCAGATGCTGCTATTGTTACTGATTTGGCAGTCAGTTGACCGTAAGACATGTCAAATGAACCAATACCAGAGTATCCTTCAGAAGAAATTGCAACGACAACGGTATTTAATTTTGCAGTTACAATTCCTACTACAGGTGTATAGTCAATCTTAATGTCAGAACCAGAGAAATATGGATAATAAGTGCCAAGACCAATAGCAGAATATGGATCAGTAGAGTGAACACTTAATTGACCGTATTCAAGCATCTCAATATTTGAACCATCATGAACAAGATTTAACTCATCATATTCACATCTTCCATCACTTGCCTCAACATGAACTAAAATCTTTGCAGATCTAGTTCCAGATGAAGTGGTTCCAATTCCTGCCAAAGTAACCATTGTTTGTGGTAATCCGCCATTTGCAAGAATGCTAGACGTTGCAATACTCACTAAAGCTCCATTAAATCCAGAAACAGTTGATACTCCAATGGTTGTACTTCCAATAGAATCTAAACTAGTTGTTCCTAAATTGAGTTGATCAATATTATATGATAGAACAGAAACATTGTAATTGTTCAATGTATACTTAACTGGATAGAAATTCAGAATTCCTTCTGATCCATCAATAACATAATCAAATGATCCAAGATCAAGAACAGATTCAACTCTTCCATATTGATTCATCATGGCGATTCCACGTCCTAAATCATTCAGGACAGTCACCATCATTAATTGTCTCTCTCCAGTGAAAAGTCTATCCTTAGTATAAACAATAAACTTCTGTGCTCTTCCATCAGCAACTCTCTTTCTAAAAACTTCACCATATGGAGTAGATCTTGCATTATTATTAAACTCTCCACTGATATCATCAATTGTTAAAACTCTGTTTCCGATCGATTCTGCATAATCAGTCAAGATGCGTGTTTTAAATATTATTTCATCGGAGAAAGCAAGAATGTTATTTGTCAAATAAGTTTCAGAAACTAAATCAAAGTTAGGAACACAGTTTGTATCATAAGAACTGATTAAATCAATTTGATTTGTTACTGTGCCTATTGGACGTGTAGTAAGAGTATTAACGGATAGTGGTGGAAGTTTTGATTCGACTTGCAAATCACTAAACTTTCTAAATCCTGAAGTATGATTTAGTGAACTAACTACATCATTCCACTCTTCATATGGAACTTTTGATTTAATTGAATATGAGAAATTTTGATAATATTCGTTATCATGAATTCTTTGTAATTCATTGTTTAAAAATCCAGTAGAATACTCCCATCCATTTTCTACGATAGAATAGTAATCCAAATCATAATGAGACTCTGATGAAATAACCTCTTTTATAACTCCATTTGCATTTGTTTGCAATGAACTTACAACTCTTCCTGCAGTGAAAGTATCGGTGGATTCTACTGTAAGAAGTTTGCTATTTTTGTTCCAGTCAAAAACTACACCAGATGCAACACCATCAGTAACGTCATTGGACTTTAAGAACTCACTAGATTTTAAAACTGAATTAAATTGTGGAAAATATTTTTGTGGAACCAGAATAGCAGCGGATGTTTCCGAATCAAAATTACCTGGATATTCTCCATTGTTTACATATCCAGTCATACTATAAGTTACAATTCCAACTCCTCCACCTAGATTTGGATGAATTTGCGTGACTGTAAAAAGTGAATAATTATACGCTGATGAGTTATATCCTTTAGATGTGGAACCAACTCCAACGCTGACACCTTCAACCAGTATTTTATCATTAACTGAGAGTGGAAAATCTTCACTGTATTCGGACTTTAAAGTTGCAGTTACTTCTTGTGTTGAAGTATTGTAAACTAAAGAAGAAACTCTTATACCACTTGGATTTTCTGTAGGTATAATAGTTGGAGTCGTGTCTGAAAGTTTAAAACTGTTTTGAATAATATCAACCTTGTTTTGACCTAAAACATATCTTAGATCTACATCATCAACAACTTTTTTCGTTTTTCCATCAAGAACGACTAATTTTGGTGCAACAGTATAACCAGTTCCAAATGAAGTGATGCCGATATAATCAAATCCTGTTAGAGGTTCAACTCTTAATATTTGAGGAACTTTTGTTTCTGGTCTAAGAGTAAAATCAGATGGATAATCAAAACCAATATTTTCTATTTTTGTAGTTCTTATCTTACCGATTGTTTTACTAGATGCTTCTAGTATCGCTCCCGTTCCATAAGTAGATGTTACTGTTGTAATTCCAGGAACTTTTAAATATCCTCTTCCTTTATCACTTACTTTAATTGAGGATATTGGTCCAAAAGCATTAACAGAATCTGTTGTATATTTAATTTCAGATTGTGTCGAACTATATGAAGAAGATTCTGGATATTTTTTCAAATTATAGGAGAATGTATTTGATGTATAGTCTGTTATTTCAAACTCTCCATTATACTCACTGTCTTTCACTATAATTTGATTATTTAAATCAACACTATTATCAACAACAACTTCTTTATTGCCTGTTAAATTCTCAGGTGTGTCAATTGAAACAAGTTTATAGTAAAGAATTTTTGGCGTATATTCATTAATATTAAGAGTTGTTTTGGCAAGTGAACTTACGCCAACTGTTCCACTACGAGTTACATCAAATGTAGATTCAACACCACTTGTCTCATATTTTTGTGTAAAGTTTGAATCTTTATAAAATTCGAGATAAAATCCAGGATACTTTGTGCTACTTTGAGTATATGATAAAGATGGATCTCCCAAGTTAAATGAAACCGCAGAATTCTTATAGAATACTAGCGGTGGATTAACAGGAGAAATAGTTCCAGACGCTTGAGTTGATATATTTACAAATTCTGGAATTGATTGTTGTGTTTCATACTTACTATTTGTTAATTTGATATTATCCTTATCAACAACATAAACAAAATATTCTTTATCATTTTGCAATCCAACAGCAGGTGATGAAGAAGTGTGAATCACTTTTTGACCATTGGCAAAACCATGATTTGTTAAAGAAATTGTGTTGGTTGTTGTTCCAACTCCAGCAGCAACAAAATCTAGGCCAGTTGAGATAAGTTTTCTGTTTGGTAAATTGTATTTAAATGTGACAGATGTTGAAATAGACGCATTAACATCAATTACAACTTTATCACCTCTTAATAGTCCGTGTGTAGACGCTGTTGCTACCGTCACTAGGTTCTTTTCTACAGACGCAGTAATAACTTCTGGATATGATACTTTAAAACTATGATATGAACCTGTTCCTAACCCAACAAAATACAGAAGTCCTTGATGCGATGTTGTAGAAGCAGATCCAACAAAAGTTCCAGTTGTTCCTAGACCAACGCGAACCGTAGAAAGACCAATGAGATCATCATTTAGTTTTGCAACATATAAAGTTGAATGATTAGTAAGACCATGCGTTGATCCACCGCTTACTGTTGAAACTCCAATTGTATTGCCATCAAAAATTCGATATGTTACTTGATCTCCAGTTTCTAATTTATGATTTGGTAGATAAATGGATTGTGTAGGTACAAAAACCTGAGTAATTCCAGCACCAGGATTTGTAAATGTGATTGTAACTCCTATACCAACGCCAGATCTAGTTCCTATTCCAATGGAGTCCACTGGATTAAAATAATATTCTTTATTAATCTTAGAATCAAAAGTTGTTTTGACTCCAACATTAATAGTAAAACGTCTTGGTAGTTCTTCTAAAACTGTGGTTGCAGTATGTGCAACCGCAATGGTATTGTCTACACCTCGTACAACTCTAATTCTTGAACTGAGTCTATCAACATCCAATACTTTGATTTTTTCGGACTCAACTAGCAAGATATCATTTTCAGATATTCTTGGAAAACTTAAGTCCCCGATGACTGAAAAATATGTAACTATTCCAGTAATATTCGAATTACCAACTGCTGCAGAAAGACTTAATTTATTTGTAGTTACACCTACATTGTATGAATTTTCAATCAACGAAGAAGTTGTTGATACTCCAGAAACAACTACCTCATCATTAAATTGTAAAAGATGTGGAGAAGTATTAACTCCAATAAAATCACCGTTTCCTCCTATTGGATAAAACTCAACATTTGAAAGTTTTGTATTTGCAACACTAATTGTTCCTACACCAACTCCAGATAAACGTGAAACTTTAGCAACGGCAGAAAAACTAGATACAGAATCTCCATTAAACACAACTTTATCATTAACTTTATAATTTAATCCTCCAGTAAGTATTCCAACAGAATCAACAGAACCTTTTTCTGCAAATTTAATTGTAGAGTCTTGAGTTACAAACTTGTATGATTGATTTACATAATTATATCCACTATACTTTTTATCTAAAGAATATGGATAAGTATTTCTTACCCAATTTGTTTTGTTTAGGTCAAAATCATTTTGATTTGAATTCTTTTTGGTGTTGAACTCACTTGGTTTAGAATTATATGATTTTCCTATTAAATATGGAAATGCTGGTTTTTTGTAGTTTTTAAATATGCCATCTGAAGATGGAGCAGAATCAAAAGTTGCAAAATAAGCATATGTTCCGTTTGGAAACTCTGGAGTAACACAAAATCTTCCGTTATTTTCATCAAGAGAACTTTCATCC